GTCGGCACGGATGAATCGCTGAGCGCCCACGACGGCGAGCACGAAACGGCCAAACCGAAAACGACAACGATAAGCCTTCGCAGCATCTGCGTTTGCTCTTTTCTTGGGGAGAGTTTGGGGACGCGCCGCCCGGCGCTAAGCTTGAATCACGGTCGCCGACACGCCTGCGGGCCGCGGCAGCACGCCTGAATTCACGATGCCGAGATCAACGGGCTGCAAGGCGAATTTGAACGTGTAGGTCATCGTCAAATTCAAGCCATCGGTGCAGTAGCAATTGCCTCTTCCGGGAAAGAGATTGAGCAGTATTTGGTTCAATCCCGGGATCGACCCGTCCCAGATATTGGCCGCCGCCTTCGCCTGGATCAGTTGGCGGTACGCCGGATCGGACAGCGAAAAGTTTGACGTTGCGCTTCCGGTACCGAAGAAAGGCGCCTGGCCGAACGGCTGCCAGCTGTTGGCCTCTTGAAAACCGAAGAAATCCTCGTTCGACGGCAACTGAAGAACGCGGCCGATGCCGACGATGCGACCCCAGATGTCGAGACCGACGCCCACCGCCGTTTCCCAATTGAAGATCGTGTCATAGTAGCTGTCGAAATTGGCGGTTTGATCGATCGCCTGAGCGAGGCTTTCGATCAACGCAAGAAGCGTCGGCGAGTTCGCGTATTGGCTGATCAGCGTCTTGTAGATATCGAACGGATCGATCGTTCCGATCGGACTGACGCCGACCTTAAAGACGCCGATCGCGTTCGACCCGGCGACCGGATTCGGATGCGGATAGGGCGGGCCTGACAGGGCGACGGACATCTCAGTTGATCGTGACCGCGATATTGCCGGAACCGACTTGCGGCTCCTGATTGATGTTCACGACGACGTTGTTTTGATTGGCCGCGGCCGCCGTCACCACGACGGTGCACGTCACGCTCGCGCTGGATGCGCTTGTATCGACGCTCGTGCTATAGACGCCGGCGCCGCCTGGGGTTCCGGAGATTTGTCCGGTGATCGTCGTTCCGGTCGGAATTCCGGTCCCGGCGATAACATCGCCGACGCCGATCGTGCCCGTGACCAATGTTGCGGTGATCTGGCTTGCGGTGTTGCGGGTGCCGGTGAATGTTGCGCCAGCGACCGTCAGAGTGTTGCTGATCGTGTAGGTGCCGGTGCCGCCTGAGCCCGACCCGAACGCCGTTATCGTCGTTCCCGGCGATATCGCGTTGAGCGCGTCACCGCCGCTGATCCATTGCCCGACGGCGAGCGCGCCGGAGGTCACCGCCGTGACCGTCAACGTATCGCCAGAGATCGAGCCGTCGACGACGGCGCCGGCCGTATTGTTTGACCCAACTTGAAGCGTGCGGACCTGCGCCCAGCTGCCGAGATTAGCGATCACATAGCCGTATTGCGCGGCCAGGATGGTTGAGCCGATGCGCGCGCGAGGCGGCGTCGGCAGGAGATTACTCAACGGCGCCGCGGTCATCGTGGTCGACGGCACCGCCTGCGCCAAGCTGACCGTGTATATTCCCGCGTTGCCCTGCCCGGTGCCGAGACCGTTGATCGTGGTGCCGACAGCAACGCCGGCGCCGGATATCGACTGGCCGATGCCGATGGTGCCGTTTTGAACGGACGTGACGGTCAGCGTATTGCCGGAAATCGAGCCGGCGAATGTCGCGCCCGACGCAGTGCCGGTGAACGCCGCGATGATGGCGTTCTGCACCTGCGTGACGGCGTCGGCCGGCACGGTCGGGCCGTTGATGATGTTGACGGCGAAATAGACCTGCAGCGACGCCGGGATTTCCCAGGTGATCGTGTATTGCGGTGCCGGCGGCGAATAGAGCGGGTTCGGATCAGAGACCACCTGACTGGCATTGCCCGCGTAAAGCGGAATGCCGGGGGTCCTTTTGTCGAAGATCGCCTGCGCGACCGTGGCCGCGACCCCTCCGGTCACCGCAATATATTGGGTATTCGCAGGCAGGACGACGCCGCCGATCGTTGCCGGCGAATTCGTCGGATTATCGATTACATAGCCGTCGAGCACGCCCGGAACGCCCAAGACGGCGCCCAGCATCGCGTCGTTCTTGTTGGTCGAATTGGCCGCAACCGAAGCGAGCCGCCGCTGTTCGAATTGCTGCGACGTCTCGACGTTCTGCCCGATGACGCCGGACACGACGCTTGCGCTGTCCCATCCGGGGATATTCTGGTAAATCTGCACGCTTCCCGGGACGGCGATCGGCCCGGGAACGGTGCACGCAAACGACAGTGTTATCGATCCGCCGCCGGACGGAAGGGTTCCGGCTTCAGTGCACTGATAGAGATTGCCGGCGCTGTCGTACACGGTCGCATAGGAAGTCGGCCCGGCCGGCAATGACGCCGTCGAACCGCTGCACGCGATCTGTAATGTCGTCGGCAGAGCCGGATTGCGATTGAAGGTCGGCCCCGGAAAGATATGACCGATCGCGTCCTGCATGCGGCCTTGCGCAAATGCCGGGTCGGTCTGCGTGGCGTAATAGACGACGAGTTGATAGCAATTATTGATCGCAGCAGCGAGGCTCGAGACCAGCTGCCCTTGCGGGGTCGAGCCGTTCCAATTGAACGTGACGTTGAACGCGACGTTCCAGTCCTGCTGCTCGCCCGCAAGGATCGCCGGCCCTGACGGCGACACCGGCCCGAGCGGTCCCCATGAAATGGAGGGCACATTGGTTGTTCCGGCCGGGTTCGCCACATTGTGCCCTTGAATGTTGTCATGCGCCTTGCGGATTGATCGTCGTAAAATTCGCGGCCGCGACCTGACCCGCCGCGCTGACGACCTGCACCTGTCCGGTGACGGACCGGTTGGAAAACGATGCGATGAAGACCTGAGCGGACGCCACGCCGGGAACCGTCAACGCCGCGTCAATCAAGAGTTCTTTCAGAAGCGCGAGTGGCGGCGGCGCCGATGGCGGCGGTGGCGACAAGATCTGTTGCAGCCAGGGGACACCTGTCGTCGTATCCCAATAATACTCGCCGAGAAACAGTTTGATCGCGGATGCCGCGTCTTGCGCAAGCGAATCCGGATCGGATAACACCGCGAGATTGCCGCTGGTGTCGAGCACCAAGTCCCAGGCAGCGGGATCGAGCGCGAGCGTCGCGGCCATCGCTACGCGCGGCCGGCGCTTTGCCGCCGTGTCAGGTTGAGGCCTTTGATCAGCAGCATGTCGGCGGCCAATTCCTCGTCGACGGGCTTTGCCGTCTCATCGAACACCACGCCGCTAATCTCGGTGCGGACCAGAAACACCGCACCGTCGGGAAACTGCACGCGGATATAGGCGTCGCCGGCGTTCATGCGTGTCTCGCTCAGCTTCCCGGCGTCGGCGGCCCGGACGTACCGCTGCCGGTCTGCACGCCTGTGACCGTCAGACTGTTGAGCGTCACGTTGTTGGTCGTGTCGGTGACGCCCTGGCCGCTGATCGTCCCGGTCGTTGCGATGTTTCCGCTGCGATCGATCGTCACGCCGTTCAGGCTGAGGCCGTCGCTCGTTCCCGCAACCGTGTTGCCCGGCTTGTCCTTCAGCGCGAACGTGCCGTCCGATTTGAGCCACAGCGTCGCCGCCGGCACAGCATTGAGGCATCCTCCCATGTAGATGCCGTCGGAGAAACTGTATTTCCGATAGGACGCCGGATTGGCGATCCCAGGGGTTTTGATGACGTTCGAAATGTCGCGCGAGGCGCCGATGATGTAGCCGAAATCCTTGACGTCCGGATCGATCACCACTGCCCACTGACCGCCCTGCAAACGAAAGTACGGCAGGCCGTAGATGATGCCCTGCTGGACCGCATTGCCGCTACCGTCAAGCAACGAAACGAGAAGCTGAACATCAACCGTGCCGGCGGCGGGAGGCGAGCCGGAGCCCACATGCACCGCGGTGACTTGCACCGGCATCATCGTTTCCAGTTCCGCCAGCATCTGACTGACGATGAAGGCGATGACATCGAAATCGGAGTTTGAGTCTTCGGGAAACTGTTGACCCGACCCAACACTGCCCTGCGTCGCGGTTTGCTCGGTCATGTTATCAACGGTCGCGGATAACCTGGGTTATAGCCATAGATCGTCGAAAGCCACTGCCCTTTCGGCAGGAGAGATTCCAAATCCAAATCCAATTTGTTCACTGCCCACTGCGATGGGAAGAGACTTGACTTCGGGATTGGCGAACCGCCGCTTTGTAATTGCTGTTGAACCGCGGATATTCCAGACAGCAGACTGCTTTCGATCTGAAACAAGCCACCAACAGCGATCAGCGGCGAGAACAGCGTCTTGACGATGATGCCCTGTTGCGTAAAAGCCGGATAACCGACCATTCCGGTTTGCGACGAGATCACCGGAACGTTCGACGTATTGCGATTGCCGCCCTTCGGCCAGATTGCAAGCGTATTGCCGTTGACCACACCTACATTAATGTTTGCAGCTTTCGCGCATTTATTGATCTGCGTGCGCACCGACCCGGAGAAATACTGATTATAGAGTGTCGCTGAAACGCCGTTGTTTTCGAAGCCCATATTTATTTGTCTGGCAAAACCGGACATCATTGTCGCAACGTCGGCCGCCCCCCGGAAGCTGGATGGAGGGGCCGAAATGACAACGTCGGCACCGGATTGCAGGCAGGTGAAGATAAATGGCACATCGGGCATTGCTTCGTAGTCGCCGTACGAATTCCAGATCGTGCCGGTAAATACTGTCGCCATACCGGAAACATCGTCGCCAGCCTGCACGGTTATCTGGTTTTTCGGAACGAGGTTGACAACCAGGCCCAGCGTTGAGAGCTGATTCATTAGACTGGGCGTCATGCCCCATATTTTTATCGTAGCTCTTGAATTGGCCGCCGATCCCGAATTCTCAATTTTCACGCTTGTCCGCGAGCCGGAAAGAATGACCACGTCGGTGCCGCTTTCAAGGAATTGATTCGGCTGATTGGTCTGCGTGTTCGGCGCGAGCTGCACGCTGATCGAGAGAAGCCGCTGGACGAAGCTCACGACGACAGCCCAAGCGCCTCAAGATCGGACGGCGACAGATACACAAGCTGAAAACGTCCGCTTGATCCAAATCCGGTATAGACCGGATCGGATGTTCCCTGCGTGTCGAGAAATACGAAATCGCCTGAAACGCCGAGATAAGCTAATCGAACAAGCCTTACCAGGTTCTCACAGATGACGTTGGCGATCACCATCACGCCGCCGACGAACAGCGTGAAGAATGTGCCGTAGGCACATTGCTGTACCTGGATCGAGCAGGCCTGCCCGTTCAATTGACACAGCACGTTCTGATTGGCGATTGGCTGGAGCGGAACGATCTGCATCACTGCACCGAAAAGCCGCCGGCGGAAAAGCCATTCGCCACGTATTGACTTGGCGTCTGCGGCTGCACGTTGCCGAGCGACTGGGGAGCTGCATCGCCCGGCTGCTGCGTATTGGTGAACGAGACCGCACCCGTCACGGAGATTTCTTGGAACCACAAATCGACTTGGATGAGTTCGACACCTTCGCGCGCGTTGCGCCGCCAGTCGATATGCGTGCAGTTGACGCTGGTGAAGGTCAATTCCGGCGTGACGATATCGAACAGCGCGAACGACTTTCTGATCGCTATACAGGTATTCAAAAACGACTGACGATTTGTTGTGTCGCCCCCGCAAGCAAGCCGCAGTTTCACATCGAAGGGCAGATACACTTTGTTGTACGATTGAAACCCACCCTGCTCCTGCGGATAGTTCGAAATCGGAGAGTCACCCGCATATTCAAATTCGACGGTCGACGCCGCCACGGGAACGATGTTCGGAGCGCCGAGCAGCGACGCGATCGACGCGATCTGCTGCAACGCGGCAGAAAACTGTTGGCCGGCAACGCTAGCCGGCTGGATGACCGGGGCACCATTGAGATAGATGCCCCAGGTCGGGGCCAGCAGGCTGCCGAGAACGAGGTCTTCGGCATCGGCAAGGAGAAGCGCGACGGAAGCCATCTTTAATCCCAGCGTACCGTTGACCGAATCCGGTCTCTCGACCGCACCGCCCTATCGTGAATCCCTATTGCGGCCCGTAGTTCGCGGCACCTGCCGTCAGACTGCGCCGCAATGCCACGTCCACATCGCGCGCAATGCCCTGGCCGTCACTGGCGGACGTGTTCACCACAACCCCGCCCACGTTGATCGTGGTGCCTCCTGGAGGCCGTGGACCGCCGCCCTTAAGCTCTTGCGAAAACGTCGCGTAGCGTGCTGCGCTTTGTGGCTGGGACCCGCCAGGAAGGCTCGGCCACTCGCCGCGCAGTTCAGCAATAGCCGCCGCGTAATCGCCGCGATCGATGGCCGCTGCCGCGGCAGGGTGAAAACGGCGGATGTAGGCGGCGGCCGCGCCCGCCTGTTGAGCATAAGAGCCGGAGCGCGGATCGGAGATACCGGCGCCGGAAGCACGGCCTGCGGTCGCGGGCTGGAATTGGAAATAGCCGGAAGCCGAATGGCCCGGAGAGGCAGGAGTGTTCTGCTGCGTGGTCTCGAGATAGGATAGGCCGGACAGGAAATTCGACCAGTTCGGAGTCAGGCCGCTGCCGCCTCGCATCCCCGCCGCGAGCGCAGCGCGCGCGGCGGTCATTTCGTTAGAGGTTGGTGTGCCGCTTTCATCGGCTCCAAAAAGATATTGCGCGCCTTTATGCACAACGGGAGCCGGATTGAGCCACGACGCGCGTGAATAGATTTCCTTCGCCAACTCCCACGAACTTTGCATGGCCTCATGCCATTCACCACCCTTCAACTCATTGATAAGGTTGCGCGCCGTTCCGATAAACGTCGTCGTCTCCTTGGTCGCCTCGATCATCCCCGGCGCGAACACGGTAAACAGCGAACGGCCCGCATCGGTTGCCGTGCGCGACAGCAGCGCTAGTTGCATGTTGTATTCTTGCGCAATCCGAGCGCTTTCCGCCGTGGTGCTGCCAGCAGCGCGCGCCGCCGCTAAGTGAGCCTCAAGTGCCGCCCTACCCTGCAAAATCAGATTGATCGCATCCTGGTTCAGGCCAGGAATCATTGAGAGAAAGCCAGTTGCCGTCCTTGCGTCCATTCCCTGAACGGCATCCGCGAGCTGCAACATCAGGTCTGTCGCCGAGCGCAAATGATGATTGGCATCAAATAAGCTGATGCCGAGCCGCGACAGCACCGGCAGCATCGCCGACTGGCCGGTCAACTGGAACTTGACCATCTCCGCATTGAGACCGCCGATGGCGCCATTGGCGCTCTCGGCGGTGCCGCCGACCTGCTGAAACGCCCCCTGCCATTCCGACAATTCTTGTGTATTGACGCCGAGCGTTTTGCTCAATCGCCCGGTCGACGCGTCAAGCGTCGTGACGAAATCGACAAAGCGACGCGCCTCGGCGCCGCCGAAGGCAAGACCGAAGAAGCCGAGAAACTCCCGCTTCAGCGCGAACAGCGCATCTTCCGACCGCCGCGCCTTCGACTCGATCTGTTCGCCAGTACGCTGACCCTCCTGCTCCATCTTACGCAGAACGGAGAGCGATTCCTGGGCGCCGCGACTGAACTTGCTGGGATCAAGCCCCAGCTCCACGACCAGCGAATCGAGCACCGTCCCGGCCATCAGCGGCGCTCCCGTCGCTTCGCAATGACGCGCGCGTTATGCGAATCGACCGCGATCACTTCCAGAATGTCGTGCAGGTCTTCAAGACCGAGATCGCAGCACAAAGCCGGATAGAGTTCGGGTTTCAGTGCGATCACGACCGCGATGGATGGTGCCACATTCACGTAATCTGCGAAGCCGGCGCTGCTTCCGTCATCAACAATTGCAGCAAGTTCGAGAGGGCGCCGGCTATTGAAAAATTTACGTGGACGCGCAGTACCTCCGAGCGCAGCCACATTCGGGTTCTGACTTCGGCGACATCATCGTCGCTCACGATCGGCGTTGCGATCACCTTGCCATCAGGCCCGCGCTTGGTCGGATCGCGGATCATCTGCACGCAATCCAAAAGCTCGTCCAGGATCGGAATGACTTCGGTGGCCTGTATCTGGCCGCGCAAGAACGTCTGCACGCCGAGTGCGAAGATACCGCGCATTCCCAAGCCAGCAACCTGATCGAGCGGTAGTTCGCCGCCGCCGCGGTTGTAGGCCAAAAAAGCCCGCAGCGCCCATTTCTCGGCGCGGGCGGCAGGCCATTCGGTGATCAGAAATACCTTGCCGGCGTCGCGCGCGCCGCACCATTCCGGGGCCTTGACGACCTCGACTTTCCGGCCGGTCACTCAATGGCCTCCCAATTTTGGGTAATCGGACCGTTCTGGCGTGGCCTCATCCTTTGCAACATAGTCGGCCGGCGTCAGAAATTCGACGCGCTTAATATTCATTGCGGCGTCAAATTCCAACGCCTTGACGCGACTGCATTGCAGTTCATCGTGGGCACTGCCGCCACACCAACGGCAGGGGATGTTTTCTTGTTCCTCGGCCATGGCTACGCCGTCGGCGCCGGCACCACCTTGTTCCAGATGATGCTGTAGCTGCGCGGCTGGATGATCTTCTTGACTGCGGGCATCGGCTTATAGCGTTTGAGGCCACCGTTGATCAGTGTCCACATCGTGCCGATCGCCGGCAATAAAATGGTTCCGCTAAGCGGATACGTCGTTTGCGCGGCTTCGGACTGCGAATTGATCGTGTCGAAGAAATTGTTCGAAGCGGAATCGCCCTGCAGCGTGATCTTCTGCATCCGGCCGACCCACACAAAGCCGAACGAGAGCACGCCGTCGACGCCCATGAGGTCTTCCAAGGGCTCGACGTCGTCCATGTCGGTCACGTCATCTGCCGCGAAGCCTTGCATCTGCTGCGGCGTCGGGAACAGCGTGACCTGCGATAGCGTGATGATGGCGTTCGCCGCCGTGAGCATGTGGCGCGCTCCGTTCTTTAGATTGCGATGAAGGGCGGCGTTACTGAACGAGAACCGACGACAGACTGATCGACTGCACGCTGTTGCGATCGATGTAAAAGAACGTGATGTCCCAGGGCCCGCGCGCGGCCTGCACCGTCTGGCTCGGAAGCGAGATCAACAGATAGTAGCCTTGGCTTTGCAACGCGGCGGCGATGTTAAGGCCGGCGGCCGCATTGACTTCGGCGATCTGGCCCGGCGTCAACGTGTTGGGCGCAAACGCCCCGAAGGCCAGGCCCGCCTGGATGACAGTCGCGCAGGTCTGCTGCAGGAGACTGATGCCGGCCGCCGTGAACGGCACCGACAGCGAATTCTGGAACAGCGCCAGCAACTGCTGCTGGAAGAAAGAATTGAGCCAGACTTGCGTCTCGAAACTGTCGGCCCAGGCGAACGGGCCGGTGATTTGCCCGGTCTGATTCCAGATGAATTGCAGATTAGCCGATCCATACGCGCCATAGAAGTTGTAGCCGTTCGCCAGCAGGTTTCCGGCCGTTGTCGGATCGGTCACGTTCGCCGTGAGACCGGGTTGCGAACGGAACGCAAAGTCGGTGCGGCCGTTGGTCTGCTGATAATTGATCGAAGCCGCGATGCCGAGCTGGAAGGCGCAGAGCCCCGTATCATTTACGGTCGACGGACCGCCGCCTTCCCAGATCAGCAATGTTCCGGAATCGCCGTTGCCTTTGAGGATTTGACCGAGCGATGACGCGGCATCATTCGACGCCGCCGGACTGACGTCGGAATCCCAGCAGAAATACCCGAAGCGATTGTTCTGCGTGTTCTTCCACGCGGCGAACGCCTGCTTGACTGCGTTGCCTGATCCGCCGTCCGGATCGAAATGCGTCATGAAATTGACCCACGCCGAATTGGCGACGATCAGCGCACTCATGAACGCCGCCGGCGTCAGAACATTGGCGCCTTGCGAGAG